GTGCAGAGTTCAACGCCCACGGCACGACCAGGCACGATCTCCAAGCAACCACAGTCGAGCATAGTCAAGCAATCTCAACAGCGTCTCGCCAAGACTGGGAATGTCCGCGATGCGGCCAGTCTCATTGAACGACTACTTTGACTTTTTAAGGATTTATCATGGCTATTGCTTCCAATACATTCCTCACCTACTCTGCCAAGGGTATCCGTGAAGACCTCTCCAATGTGATCTACAACATCTCGCCAGAGGAGACACCTTTCGTCTCCAACATCGGCAAGGGTTCGATCTCCAACACCCTGTTCGACTGGCAGACCGATGCACTGGCCGCAGCCGCAGCCAATGCACAGCTTGAGGGTGACGAGACTTCTTATGACGCAGTTACCGCCACTGTTCGCCTGCAAAACTATGCCCAGATCAGCCGCAAGTCGGTTGTCATCTCCGGCACTGAAGAAACAGTGAACAAGGCTGGCCGCAAGTCTGAAGTCGCTTACCAGATCGCCAAGCGCGGCTCTGAGATGAAGCGTGACATCGAGTTCTCGTGCCTGAACAACCAAGCCGCAGTGGCTGGTGATTCCACGACTGCCCGCACGACTGCCTCGATTCAGGCATTCCTGAAGACCAACACGAACAAGGCCAGCGATGGTACTGATCCCGTGTACACCACGATCCCAACTGATCCCCGCAATGACGGCACCCAGCGTGCTTTCACTGAAGCGATCCTGAAGGATGTCATCCAGCAAGTCTGGACCGAAGGCGGCACCCCCAAGATGCTGCTGGTTGGCCCAGTCAACAAGGCCAAGGTCTCTGCCTTCGCTGGTATCGCTGCCTCGCGTTTTAATGTTGACGGCGCCAAGCCATCGACAATCATCGCTGCCGCCGACATCTATGTCAGCGACTTCGGCAATGTGAGCATCGTGCCTTCGCGTTTCCAGCGTGAGCGTGATGCCTTCGTGGTTGACGGTGAGTACGCATCCATCGACTACCTGCGCCCAATGCAGACGATGGACATGGCCAAGACCGGCGATGCTGAGAAAAAGCTGCTGCTGTGCGAGTGGGCTCTGCGCATCCACACCGAAGTCGCCCACGGCGGTGCCTTCGACCTGACCACCTCTTAATCTGAGGTAATCAACTAAGGGGCTGGGCTAATAACTCAGCCCCTTTTTTACATGATCGACACAAGAATTCTTTCGCAGAACAAGGGTGCTGGTATCACCCAGCTTTGGCATGAGCACACTGACGGCAGTGTGACGATTGAGACCAAGCAAGACATCACCGACATCATCGAAAACAACAAGGCCACATACAACAATGTTGACGGCAAGGCCAACTGGAAGGGCGAGATGCACAAGGTCGGCAGCATCCCGATGAGCATTTACCATGACCTGCAAAAGCAGGGCATCTTGCAAGACCCGAAAAGGCTCAAGGCTTGGCTCAACGACAGCGCGAACCAGGTGTTCCGAACACGGCCTGGGAAGGTATGATTGAGCTATGGCAATCACAACATACACTGAACTGAAATCTGCTGTCGCCGACTGGCTGAATCGGTCGGATTTGTCGGCTGCGATTGCCAACTTTATTGCGCTGTCTGAGACCCAGACCGAGCGCAATTTGCGGGTGCGGCAGATGCTGACCCGCGCCGATGCCACCATTGATACAAAGTACAGCGCAGTCCCGTCCGACTTCTTGCAAGCCCGCACCTTTAAGCTGACCAGCACATCGCCGGTCCAGCCCTTGGAGTTTGCGACTGATGACGAGATGGACAGCATGGACGCCAGCAACACGGCGCCGAGCCGCCCGCTGTACTTCAGCATGGTGGGCAACCAGTTCCGAGTGCATCCTGCGCCGGACTCGTCCTACACGGCTGAGTTGTCCTACTTCGCCAAGATCCCACGTCTGTCTGATTCAACGCCGACCAACTGGCTGTTGACAATGGCGCCAGACATCTACTTGTACGGCGCACTGATCCAGTCGGCTCCGTACCTCAAGGACGATGAACGGATCAATGTCTGGACCACACTGTATGCCGCCGGATTGGACGCCCTGCGGGTGGCCGACCAAGGTGCGACATCAAGCCGTGGCGTTTTGAAATCACGAGTTAAACCCTTCGGAGTGCGCTAATGTCATCCTTTACCGACTACACAGAGAATCTCGTTCTCAACTGGCTGCTGACCACCAACAGCGCCACCCGTCCAACGGCTTGGTATGTTGCCCTGTTCACGGCAGCCCCGAGCGATACGGGTGGTGGCACCGAGGTCTCTGGCAACGGCTACGCCCGCAAGGTAACCGGCACAATGACCATCACAGGCACAACCACCACCGCCACCAACGCTGCTGCCATTGAATTTGCTGCTGCACGCGGCGGCAACTGGCGGGAAGTGGTGTGAGTTTGCCGGATCACTGACGATTGAGGTCGACGGCCATGTGGTAGAGGAGATCGCCCAGTTTACCAGCTACAATCGCGGCAACAACGGTCGAGCCATCGCCGCCCTGCACAACGCCTTCGGCCCCCTCATCGCGCGGCTGGAGGCTGCGGAACGGGAGCGGGATGACCTGGAAGCCGAGGTCGAGGAGCTACGCGACAACTCCATCGAGTACGAGAAGGACTGCACGAAAGCCCTGTGCGGCCTCGCCCGTGAGTTCAATTACGAGTGGGACGGCGACGGTGCGACGGCTGATGATCTACGGGAGTTTATCAGCGAGATAGTAGTGGACGCAAAACAGCGTCTGGAGGCTGCGGAGCGGGAGCAACAGCGCGTCCACGAACTCGCCAATCGGCTCCTCGACGCCAACAACGGGCTGATCGACACAATCCGCAAGCTCGACCCTGAGGCGTTGTGTGATTGGCACGACAGCATCGGCGGTGACGAGTACCTGCAACGGTGGCTCGCCGCCCGTGACGCCCAACAGCGGCGCGATGGGGCGGCGGAGGTGTGGGATCAGATATCCAAGATCACAGCCCACGTCACGGACGGATTTATTCGGGTGTCCAAGGGCTACGCAGAGGAGCAGGCCGAGAGTCTGCGCGAAGGGGGAGAGTGATGCGAGAAGAGATACTGATGGGCCATAAAGTCACGCTGTCAACAGGATCAACGGTGGCGCTGGCCAAGTTCGATAAAGGCTATGCGCTGCAATTCACGAACACAATCGACGACATTAAAACAGAAGAGGAGTTGGCAGCAGATCCGACGTGTCGATGCAGGCTGGTCGATGGGTCTGTAGTTACCTCGATTTGCTTTAGCGACGAGGCTGTCGACGCTATCGTTGTTTTGCGCGACTACTTGCGGTCAAAGGCATTGCCGCCGAAAGAGGTGAGCGGTGGTTGAAGAACTGGACGACGTGATTGAGTCAATTGCCGATCAAGCAGGCCGATACGGCTGTCACATTGACGAAGACAACGACAAGTGCATGTGCCGCGTCTGCTTTACGACGGTTTTGCGGGCGCGGATACTTGGCGCGGTTGAGGTTGAGGCCATCATGCATAAATTCAGGAGAGGTGAGTGATGGGACTGACAGAACGGGCGTTGCGCGAATTAATGCGGATTCTAGAGACGGGCAAATTTCCGTCCGATGACTCTGCCGCTTCTGACCTGTATTTTGTAGTACGGGAAGCGCTGGAAAACAGGCGTACACTGAGCGACCGAACCGCCGAGCGCGACCAACTCCGCATCCTCTACAACACCGCCCGCGACGGGATGCGAGAGGTAGGCGAACTATTGGAGACGTGCCGCATCGAGTTGGCGGAGTCCCGCGCGGAGGTGGAGCGGTTGCGGGGCAGCGAGGCGAAGGCATGGGAAGAGTTCCGCGCGCTTTCGGTTCGTGGTGGGGCTGCTGTTGACGCCGCCACCGCCCGCGCCGACGCCGCCGAGAAGGAGTTGGCCGACGTGCGAGAAGCACTGCGTAGCCGTCATGCAGCGCCTTTGGCTGGGCAGACGGTAGCCGATGCAGTGACCACTGCGCTTGCCAACGGGGATAGCCATTACACGGCGCTATCGTCCACCGTCGCCGGGCTGCGTCGGGCGCTGGAGGAGGCAAAAAAACTGCAAGCACCGGCGTGGACTG